ACATTCATTAGATGTAGGTTTAAAGAAAACAATAGAATGGTATAAAAATGAAAATAGGATTTAATTGCAGTAGCTTTGATTTGTTCCATGCAGGGCATGTAACAATGTTAAAGATGGAAAAAGAATTGTGTGATTATTTGATAGTAGCATTACAAGTTGACCCCACAATTGATAGACCGGGTGTTAAAAACAAACCATGTCAAAGTGTATATGAACGCTATGTGCAATTGCAGGCATGTAAGTATGTTGATGAGATTTTGGTATACTCAACCGAATATGATTTGTTACAAATGTTAATGACTCAAACTATTCATATTCGTTTCCTAAGTGAAGAATATCTCAACAGAGATTTCACCGGAAAGCAATATTGTATTAACAATGGCATTGAATTGCATTATCATAAGAGACAACACAATTACAGTTCTAGTGAATTGCGTAAGCGTGTTTATGAATTGGAAAAACAGAAAGATACAAGTGTAAATGCACCGGCTCAGCATAGCCCAGAAATTATAGAAAGATACAAAGGACAGTTATGATTATATTAATAGGACATGGATATATCGGTAAAGCGATAAAAAAAGAATTAGAGGCACAAAAGTTAGAACATATTTGGATCAGACACAGTGATCCTATACCCCCCGGTAAACGTTCAATTATTAATGCTACTGGGTTTACAGGCGTACCTAACGTAGATGCGTGTGAGATTTACAAACAAGAAACAATTGATGGCAATGTAACGTATCCTTTGTTCTTGGAACGTTCAGAGAAATGTCCGATCGTACATATCAGTAGTGGATGTGTATACACTGGATATGAAAAGCATTACACTGAATTAGACGAACCTAATTTCAATTTTAATAATGGGAGTTTCTATAGTGGCAGTAAAGCATTAGAACAAAAACTGTTAGAACCCTATATGAATAAAAGTTATCTATTGCGTATTCGTATGCCATTCAGTGATGACCATGATCCTAAGAATCTATTCAGTAAGTTAGCACGTTATGAAAAACTAGTTGATTATGAAAATAGCTTGAGCTATGTTCCTGATGTTGCTAAAGTTGCAGTAGAGTTTGCAAACAATTACAAGACAATACCAAAAGGGTTGTACAACGTTTGTAATCCAGGATCATCTACTACTAAGCAGTTAGCGGATAAACTTGGATTCGACAAAGAATGGTTTACTAAAGAAGAATTTGCACAAGCAGTAGTCGCACCACGCAGTAATTGTGTACTAAACACTGTAAAGTTACAAAGTACATTTCCTATTCAAAGTCTAGAATCAGCATTAAATAATTGCATACCAAAATATAATGAAATTTCAATCTGATATTGACATTGACTTTGGGAATAGAGATAATATTTTACAATATATATCTCATATTCCTGCATCAATGCGTAGAGCAAATCCTATTCGTAAACATGCAACTGGTATCTATGTAACAGAAATCCCATATGATGCTTTACTTGACATGGCTAACATAGACTACAGTGAAGCAGAAAATCGTGGCTATCTTAAATTAGACTTTTTGAATGTACATGTATATGATAAGATTCGTGATGAAAAGCATTTGATTGAATTAATGCGTGAACCTAATTGGGATAAACTTAATGACAAAGTATTTGTCGAACAATTGATTCACTTAAGTAATCATTATTATAGTATGCAAAAGATGCAAGAGCCCATCAATAGCATACCTAGACTTGCTATGATGTTAGCAATCATTAGACCTGCTAAAAAGCATTTGATTGGATTATCTTGGAAAGAAGTCGCAGAGACAGTGTGGGAGAAGAATATTGATGGGTATGGCTTTAAGAAAAGTCATGCAATTTCTTATTCATGGCTTGTTGCAGTGCATATGAATCTGTTAGAAGAATTAGGACATCCTCTTGACAAGAGTAATTGATTTTCTTTTTGATTTTCTTTTGGCCAGTTCTAATATACTACATATTGGGCCATGAACTACAGTGAGGCTTTTGTTGTTAAATGTTCTAAGATAGGGTTTAAACATGATCCATTCTTCTTTTAAGAACATGTTAATGGGTACTAACCGATTACTTTCCCACCACCAAGTATCACCTAATTCTAAGAACTTTTCCCTAAGGATATTATCAACTATTGCCCCGTAATCATAGATAGTGGTAACTATTTCATCGCGGTTTTGCACGATTCCAACATAATCTTGTCCTGCATAGGAACATATGGTTATGAAAGGGTGATTTTTAGTTAGTTTATTGAAGAATTCGTTTTGAATCATTATTTTAGTGTTCTCGGATTTATTTATCACATTTGGTTGCCCAATGTATTTAAATTTAATAAATATAGTAAAGGACCAACATTTTGTATTCTACCTCAGTAAACTATTATATCCCCCGACAAACTGTAGTATTGTACTCAGGATCCTCACCTAGGAGATATCAAACCGTGTACGCTAAAAATCTAACAATCCATAAAGGAATTGACAATACGTTACAATTTCAATTTTTGAATCAGGATCAAAAACCAGTAGACCTTACCGGAAAATCTATCTCTTGTAAATTGATGAGTTATGATGGTTCCGAAATAATTTTACAGAAAACGTTATCATTAGTATATCCTTTAAAGGGAATAGCAAGTTTAGATGTTTTATCTTTAGAAACACTGGCATTAGATGCTACATTATGTTATTACTCATTGACTATCCCGGTTGGAGTATTTGATTATCCTGTATTTGTTGATGACCTGTCAGGTGGTCGCGGAGTGATTGATGTGGTGAACAGTGTGTTTCCAAAATTTATGCAATCAACTGAATTAGAGTTAACAGTACATGATACTCCAACCGATATAGCTCCGGTAACTTATTATAGCACAACATATATACCAAAACATCATTCATTATTAACTATTCAAGTGGCATTAAATAATTATATTGGGACAATTAAGTTTCAAGGATCAGCAACAGGTCTATCACAAGAATGGTTTTATTTAGATCAGGAGCATTCATATACCGGTTATAGTGATACCGATTATTTTAATATAGAAGGTCATTTCCCGTATTTTCGAATTGAATTTGCAAGTACAGGCGGAACGGTAAACAAAATTTTGGTTAGATAAGTAACCATCATTCTTGTAATATGAATGACATTGTGTTATACTAACACAGATGTTTGATATACTCTCAATAATACCCGGTCGTAAGAAACAAACAAGTGGTGGTTGGACCAGTTTCAACGCTATTTGTTGTTCCCATCGCGGGCATAGACCGGATGATAAGTTTCGCGGTGGTATCAAATTTGACGGACAAACGAATTGGGTATACCATTGCTTTAACTGTAGTTATAGTTGCAGTTTTACTTTGGGTAGAGTTATCAATGACAAAGCAAGAAAATTCTTACTATGGTGCGGTGTTGATATAGAACAGATTCAACTCTGGAGTCTTGAAAGTTTACGCAATAAAGACTTTTTAGATTTCTCACATAATAAAAAGGTTCGTGAAACAATTTCATTTAAGACTAGAGAATTACCTGAAGGTGAATTGTTAGATAGCAATAATCCTAATCATGGTGTATTCTTACAATATCTACGAAATAGAAAGATTGACGAAAAGTTATTACCTTTTGTAGTTACTCCTAATGATAAGGGTAGACAATCAAATCGTATTGTTATTCCCTATACATATAAGGGAAAGACTGTAGGACATACTAGTAGATTTTTAGACAACAGAACTCCTAAGTATATCAACGATCAGGAAGCTGGATATGTCTTTGGTTATGATTTTCAGAAACCAGAATGGCAAGCATGTATTCTAGTTGAGGGTATATTTGATGCAATGAGTGTTCATGGTTGTGCTTTGACACATAATACAATATCAACTGAACAAGCACAGTTATTGGCACAGTTGAATAAGAAAATTATTGTTGTGCCTGATCGTGATGCTACTGGACTCGAAATATGCGATAAAGCATTAGAGTTTGGATATAGCGTAAGTTTGCCTGATTGGGATAGTTCGGTTAAAGATGTAAATGATGCGGTAGTAAAATATGGTCGTCTACCTACATTACTAAGTATAATTGAAAATGCAACAATGAGTAAAATTAAAATAGAAATGCAAAAGCGTAAATTATTAAAGGCCATAGAATGACTTATCCTAAAATTCATCGTGTGGTTACTGGACATGACAGTGAAGGTAGATCAATTGTATCTTCAAATGGTCCATTAACAAATGTTTTTAATTTAGACATTATTCCGGGACTTGTGTTACATGAAGTATGGAATACTACACAGACCCCGGTAACAATTGACAATGGAGTTGATCCTGCAAATGGTCCTCTAAAACTTGGACCACCAAAAAATGGTACAAAGATTAGATTTGCTGATGTCCCGGCGGAAACAGAAGAATTTAGATTAATGAAACCACATCCTTATATGCATATAAGTGAAACAATAGATTATAGTATTGTAATGGAAGGTGAAATCACATTAATCTTAGATGATTCAGAAGTTGATTTACAAAAGGGTGCAGTTGTAATACAACGTGGCACCAATCATGCGTGGGCTAATAGATCATCCAATGTCTGTCGTATGCTATACATTTTAATTGACGGACAATATGATCCTTCAATGAATAGAGGAAATTGAATTGCAAAAGGAATATAATGTAGATATTCAAAAACTCTTTTTAGAGATGATGCTAACAAATGCAGAACTCTATACTAGGGTTATGAATATTATGAATGCACAGAACTTTGACAAGGCGTTAAGACCCGTAGCAGAGTTTATGGTTGAGTATAGTGAGAAGTATAGTCTGTTGCCTGATATTAAACAAATTTCAGCAACTACAGGAACTAACTTAAGTTTAGTTGACGATTTTGGTGAAAAGCATACTGAATGGTTCTTAGAAGAATTTGAATCTTTTACTAAACGACAAGAATTAGAACGTGCGATTCTTAAGTCGGCTGACCTGCTTGAGAAGGGTGAGTTTGGCCCAGTTGAAAAACTAATCAAAGAGGCAGTTCAAATCAGTTTACAACGTGACATGGGTACAGATTACTTTGCTGATCCTAAGACACGATTACACAAATACTTTAATGCAGGTGGACAGCAAAGTACAGGCTGGCCGCAACTTGATAGATTATTGTATGGTGGTTTTAGTCGTGGTGAACTAAACATCTTTGCTGGTGGTTCAGGTTCAGGTAAGTCATTAGTTATGATGAATATTGCATTGAATTGGTTGCAACAAGGATTGAGTGGGGTTTATGTATCTTTAGAACTTTCAGAAGAAATGACCTCACTGAGAACTGATGCGATGTTGACTATGATGAGTACTAGAGACATTCGTAGAGATATTGATGGTACTGAACTTAAGGTCAAGTTGGCTGCAAAGAAAGCCGGTGAATATCGTGTTAAGGGAATGCCTGCACAAAGTAATGTAAACGATATTCGTTCATACTTAAAAGAAGTACAAATCCAAACTGGAATCAAAGTTGACTTTGTGATGATTGATTATCTTGATTTGGTTATGCCAGTATCAGTTAAAGTCAATCCTAATGACCAGTTCATTAAAGACAAATATGTATCAGAAGAATTACGCAATTTGTCAAAAGAATTAGGTGTATTAATGGTCACTGCTAGTCAATTGAATCGTAGTGCAGTTGAAGAAATAGAATTCGATCATAGTCATATTGCAGGTGGTATCAGTAAGATTAACACAGCAGATAACGTATTTGGTATCTTTACAAGTCGTAGTATGAAAGAACGCGGCAAGTATGGAATTCAATGTATGAAAAGTCGTAATTCTACAGGTGTAGGACAAAAGATTGACTTGGATTATAATGTTGAAACTATGAGAATTACAGATGACGATCCAGAAAATCACGGGGAACAGCAAGCAAGATATAGACCTGCCCCTAGTCCTAATGACATTATGAATCAGTTAAAGCCCCAATCTACTGTTGTGGGTGAAAATATCTATATTCCTGAAGGAACTAAGCGGGTGATAGCAGATGTACAGGGTAGCAAATTAAAAGCACTACTTAACAATCTGAAAAATTGATAAATACTATTAGGATCTATACCAGAAATGCAACGAAAAACTCGCAGTCTTTTAGAAGAATTAGAAGCAATAGGCAATAATCGTGATACGTCACATATTATTGAAAGCCGTGCCCATAATATAATCACTAGTGCAATTAATTTATTAGAAATGATTAATAAGCATTATGACGGTGAAAAGGCTCAAATATTAGAGAGAAAATTGCTTAGTGCAATTAAAGCACGTGACCAAGATAGATTCTCAAAAAGTTTGAGGAAAAAAGATCATGAGAGCGAGTGAATTCATATTGAACGAGGGTAATGCTAGCCGTCGTAAACAAGCTAGCATGAACGCTAAAAGACGCAATGCTAATTCTCAGCAGTCCATTCCAGCGCCAACAACTTCATTGCCAACAGCGCCCACAAACATGCAGTCTGCTAGCAATGCAACAACTACAATGGCTGCAGGTAACGGTTCATATCAGG